GCGAAATTGGTTGAGGATAAGGCGAAAGAGGAAATTATTGAAATTTTTCCTCTTTTTGCGCTTCCTCCACCATATAATCCACCTGTGTATGTACCACGTGAAACTGTTATCATTCGTGAGAAGGATGTGATTCCTTCAGAAAAGGCAGTACCTACAGATCTTTCTGCCCTTGAGCAAGGTCAAAAGAATATGTGGTCTGCCATTAATGCACTTGCTAATGCTACTCGTGGCGTCACGAATGTTATTCAAGTTCTTCGTGGTGAACCAACTACAACTCGTGGTAAAGAGATGTTCGGTGGTGGTTCTTCCGGTCCCATGATGGCATTAGCTGGGAAGCGAAAGAAGAAGAAGAAATTTAGGAAGGAGGGTGGGCAGACAGATAGCTAATGCTATAATTTAGCGAACTTGACATTCTGCCTACCAAAGAAGATGTGGACAGAACTACTTTCAAAACTGATTCCAGCCATGACGAACTTCTTGGCTTACTGGCTCCCGAGGCTAAGAAGCGGCTTGAGTCTAGTCTTAGGCGTACTGAGCAGGGTTTTGCCGTTGACATTCGAACTCCATTCTTCGGACGATCGGTTGATAGGGAAGTCGCGATTGAGGAATTTAAAAGTCAAATTGGCTTTACCCCGTATACTGAGCTTACTGCTATCGATGAGGAGGAGATCCTCAAGATAGGTCCATATTCAATTATGGAACCTTGGAGTAAGCGGAGAGATTCGCTTGCTGCGTTCAAGACACAGCACTTCAAGGGAAGTGATAAGATATTGAATTCAGTATTGGACTCAATATCTCATACTTTCAGTAAGTCAACCTTTAGGCCTATGGGTTTAGATGCTGCGGCTGCCACAATGCCACATAATACATTGAAGGGTTTGCCTGAGATGACTGAAGATGATTCAGTGGTACCAAAGTATCTACAACGAGCGAAGGAAGCAGCGTCAGCACGTGATATATATCCAGCTGTTGTTGGTTGGAGAGGACAACCAAAAGGATTACACGCCATACCGAAACAGCGGCTGATATGGGAAATAGATCATGCTGAGACAATACTAGGACTTTCAATACTGTACCCAGTGTTGAATAGACTACGTGAGTTACCAGGATACCATGGATGGAGTAGTAATCTTAAGGTTGATGAAGGTGTCACGAAGATTCTACGTTCATCTGATGATTCTGGCTTAACTGTCATGTCTGCTGATTTCAAGAACTTTGATGCTTCAGTCTCGATTACGCTATTGGAATGCGTATTTGATCTATTGAAGTTTTGGTTCTTTGATGAAGCTGCTACCCGACTGGACTTGTTACTTGAGGTAATCTCCACAATGCCAATGGTAACACCTGATGGAATATTCAGGGATAAGAAAGGCGGAGTACCAAGCGGATCTGCTCTCACGAATCTCATTGACACGCTGGTCAATGTGATAGCTGCGCATTATGTTGCAGCTCGATTGGGTATTCGATTGAAGCATTTTGAAGCGTTGGGAGACGATTCAATTTATGTCTTTGACCCCTTTCCTGGAGTGGAGGAGATTAGCGACGTATTTGATGAGCTCGGGCTTGAATGCAACCCAGAAAAGCAATTTGTTTCAAAGACTGGAGTGCATTTTCTGCAGAGATGGCACTCACTAGAATATTCGATTGGAGGAGTGTGCCGTGGCGTTAGATCAGTATACCGTGCTCTGAATGGTATGTTATCATTGGAGAGATGGGTTAATACTGAGGCACACAAATTCAAATTTCTAATGTCTGCGAGACTGATTATGCAGGTCGAAAATTGTAGA